GAAAAGGTTAAGTACAGCCGCATCAGTTACGCGCAGCCGTAAAACCAAGAAGGGGCAGCCAGTAAACGACAACCCCGAAAGCGCGCAATAAATTATGCCCGGCATCAACCGGGCATTCTTCCATTATTCAGCCGCCACCGGTTTTAACAAGCCAGCATCGAGCAGTTTACGCGTCAACCACTGCTGGCCTTTACCCGTTAATTGAGGCGTCAACCGTATCTGGTAGCCATCTTCATCATCCAGCACCACTTCTTTCACCGTGAAATACCCCGCGGTGATGTACTGCTGGAACGGCACATTTTTACGTCCGCCGGACGCAATCAGGATGCCGTTCTCCCGTAACCAGGCAAACAGCGCGTTTTGCTTAAGTCCAACAACCTTTGCAAAATTCCCAATCAGGATCCCTTTAGCTACTGATACCCGGTCGGCAAAATCGACTTTAGGAGCGGCGGCCACCAGCTGCTGATTTAGCTGGTGGGCTTTCTGTTCCAGAAGCTGCTTTTGTTCAGCCAGTTCGGCAGCCAGGCGCAGAGCTTCTGGAAGCGTCTGGGGGATTGCAACCGGTTGCTGTTCTTTTTGCCGGAAGTAGCTGTCTTCCAGTTTTTCAAAGAATGCCCATGCTTCATTTGTGTCCACGATCTTAGACATGCGTGCAGCGCCGCGCTCTGTCCAGAGTGTAAGGCTTCTGGCGTTCTTACCAACAGAGTAACTTCCGGTTACTCTGTTCTTAAATTCTCTTAATTTTAAACCAGTTAGAAGAAAGTAATGCTTACCTTCTTCAAAGCGGTCAAGGTTGCGAGACAAATTGTTACGAATATTGGCTTCATCGACCCCATACCCTCTAGCAAGAGTTTCGGTTGTCACGACACGTACTCCCTGCCATTCCAGAACGGGAATTTCATCCGGCTGATTCTGAACAACCACCAGTTCCGATTCCTGAACTGAAGGTGCATAAATTTTTTCTGATTTAACGTTAGTTGCTTTCATTCTGTGTGCCTCCTTGCGTGCTTCGGCTGCGACGGTTGCGTAATTCAGATGCCCCTGTTCGAGCAGGTATTCGCGGATATCAGACAGCAGGATACGGTGAACCGCGTTCTTGTCCTTTCTCCGGTAAAGTTGTTTGGTGATCATGAAGTAGTTGGCAATAACGCCAGGTATATCCCTGGTACTGATACAGGCAGTGTGCTGTTCAATTGCCTCGATCATCTCTTCACGGGTAACTAACGATGTTCTCATAGTCCCTCCTGAGCAGAAGCGTTAACAGGGAGGCACCAGTAACTGAGAGAATTGCGTGAATCAGTGGAAAAACGGGCAGAGAAAATACATGGGGCGTCAGGAAGCTGAGAACGTGCCTCATCTTCTGTCGGTGCAATAACGAAGTGATAGTGACGTTTTTGGCAGGAGTAAAAGCGCCAGATAAATTCAGGATGAGCAGGGGTAGGGATAGTAGCCACAATGGCAGCCTCCTTTTGCTAATTTAAGGAGCTACCGCGTGAGGTCTCAATCTCAATGGCGGTAGCACTGACTGGGTTGAGACTACCGGCGCAAAAGGGAACCGGCCTGCCTTTCGGCAGCCCAGCCAGCACTACCATTGATCTCTGAGCTAAACGCTACGTATGGCTGTGCGATGGCATGACACAAAAAAAAGACGCTTTTGGCGTCTGTGTCGCCTTTTGCATTATCCGGGGTCTCAATCCCGGCACCCATTTTAATGAGGTGCCTGATAAGCATAAACCGAAAATGCCTCAAGGCGCAAGAGGTCAGGTTCAATGTAACATCGGCAGTTAAAAAACACAATTTATTAGAGCAAATATTCATTCATTAAGCCATGCCAGAGCTTCATCAACCTGCGCTTCGTCTTCGACGCTAAGCACTTCATCCTGGGGAACATAATCCGCCAGCATAGCGAAACAATATGTATCCCAATGGTCTGGTGAGTGCAGGTTGAGTTTTTTCTTCATATCCTCCTTACTCATCACCTTCCATTGACCTGCGGAGTTAATCCCTACAGGGATTTTCGACGCTTCCTCAATAGTTTCATTACCCTTATCCAGTCTCATACGACCAGATTTTACGGCCTCTGCGGCTTGAACGTTGGCATAAGCACGTTTATCAAAGTACAGGCTCTTATCTTCACGGCTATGCATCTTTTTACCCCAGCGTATACGCTGTACGGTAATACCATAATACTCGTACATCAGATCCGCCGTTGCTTTACCCAGGCCATCGCCGTCTATCGCTATGGTGATATTTGGGAATCGCTCAGGATTACATTCTGCGAAAATTTTGGCGGCAAGCTGCGTTTCTGTAACGTCTGTGTATTCCAGCATTCGATAGTTGATTACACGGCGTTTATTTCGCTGGCCGGACACCATCATGATATTGATAACGGACTTATCCCGTCCCGTACCACCAGCAACGTCCACACATGCAAGCCAGCCCCATCCTTTGGCAATCTTGACTTTCCGCCGCGTTGCGCGTTCAACCTCATCACGTCCAAGAAGGAAGCCATCCTGTGATTTAGGGAATAGGCCGCGTACCTTAATCATGTACATAGGGTTATCACGCCCGCCGTACTCCGCCAGCTTCATTTTGATAAATGCTGGCGTTACCAGCGGTGATTCCTCACTGTTAAGCGTGATCGCCGTATAAACGCCATCAGGGTTACCAGGACGCTTGGCCAGTTTATGGTGTGTATCGTAGAAATAGCCGCTTGGGCGTGTAGGCTGTGACAGCAATAAGATGCGGTTATCCTGTCCAGTAAGAGCACCGGTGATGATACCGAAAGCTCTATCACTGACACCGGAGGCTTCATCGATAATATACAGAAGATGATCTGCGTGTTCACCGGCGAGAGCTTCTTCACTTCCCAGACGAAAGCCCTTCGGTACTACAGTCCATACACCTTTACCAGTAACCTCATAGAAAGCGGTTTCTGTCAGAACAAAATAATCAGCAAGCCATGGGAAACGGCTGGTGGCAGTAGCCCAGTTTATCTTGATGTACTTGAATATACCGGTCATTACCTGCTGAATTTTGTTCGCAACGATAATAGCGCGGGCACCGGGATACATGATTATGAACAACATGATCATGATAGAAGTCATGTCTGATTTCCCGGTACCGTGACCAGACGAAACAGATGTCTTGCTACCCTGTTCCTGCACAGACTCAATAATCAGATCCTGCTGCCAGGTAGGTGTTTTGCCGAACAAAACATCAGCGGCCGCAATCCAGTCATAACGATATAGCGCCACCAGCTCGCGCCAACGTGGATCCGTTACGCAACTTCTGGCCATTAATCATCATCCCCGTATAGCTTGCGGGTAACTTCTTCGTCTTCCTCCTCGTCTTCGTCCAAGTCTTGTTCCAGCCATGGGTCGTTTGATACACCTTCAGTATCAACATCTCCATAACCGCCTGTATCAACGATATCGGCGATTTCTTCCCTACGCTGCTCAATCCACAATGCGGCATCGGCGCGGCGGTTGGCGGCCCGTTCTCGCGCAACTTTGTCCAGATCTTCAAGAGAAGGGCCACCGACGGCTGTTTGCCTTTCCTCATCATCGGTATTTGTCTTAGGAGCACGCAGATCGGCTTTGATTTGCTCCAGCATCAGGGGCGGCACTTTTCCACCATGCGCCTCGATGAATTCAGCTGCTTCCAGCACTGACCAGTTATTTTCACGCTTTCGTTCGTATGCCAGCTTAACAATGCCAGCTTGCCCCATAGACAAAGCGTGCTTTTCCGCCTCCCGGCTTTCTTTTCGATAGTTATTCCGGATGCTGTAAATGGTGTTGATCAGGCTGCTTATCTGCGCGGAACAGCTGTTTAGCATGCTCGCGATACGGTATTCAGGCGGAGTACCTTCTTCATCGTCTTTTTGCTGATCGCGCATTTCCTGCACCAGGCGAATACACGTATCCCTGGCGTTCTCCAGCATAAGGAGATGAGAAAGAGACTTTTCAAGAAGAGTGGTTTCCAGAACATCGGCCCCGGACCGACGCAACATAGCGCGCGCGGCCTTCCGCGCTTCAACGTTATCTATCAGGTAATCGCCAGCTTCGAATTCAAAGCGTTCACCATCATCATCCAGGGTGTCGCGTTCCAGGCGATCACGTAAGGTCCGGTGGGCGCGGGTGATCACGTCATGATCATCTGAACGATCATTTATGCGCTTATTTTGGCGCTTCGCATTCTCGACTGCGGCACTGACAACGGCATTAACTCTCTGTTTTTCCGCTATTTCAGCCGCAATATGATCACCTGCATGTTGATCATTAGAGTGATCAATGATCATGCTTTTTAGTGGCTTCCTGACTGGCTTATTTGGCTTGCGGCTGTCCGCAGTCCTAGTGTCTTCTTTGAAGGCACGGAGATAACGACGTGCGGTATTAGGGTTAAGATTAAACTCGGCGGCATACTGTGCGATGGTGTAACCACCATCTCGCGCCAGGCGAGCAAAATTCTTCTTGTGATCGTCCCAGGTCACTTATGCTTCCTTTCGTAAAAACTCTTTTTGACGCGAGGGTAACGAAAGTCACATGTCAAAAGGCCCGGAACGGGCAAGCAATCAATCAGATACGTGCGGATGTGGCATTACCGTAATGACGGTGCTGACGGGCCACCTTATTGAAAAGTTGACGCGCCATTACCCAAGGCTGGTGCTCCCGGCGTTCCTTTTCGTCCTGCGTCATATAGAGTTCGTTCTGGAGTTTTTCATCAAACCGGCGCGGCGCGCGGCTGCGGCGAAAGAATTCAGGATTCAAAGAGTGGATCTGAAATCTACGTGGGCGTGTACTGTCATCAATCAAAACAGACGAATACTTAGACACAGCGATAGCCTTTAAGCGCAGATAAACGTCGCGCTTATCGACATCCAGATGCGGGTATTCCTTTTCAAGGATTGCTGCGAGTTCTTTCGCTGATAGAAGAGACTTAGTGCGGATCATGTAATCCGCAATCTCATACGATGTTATTCGTGAGTGATTTATTTCCATGAAGTGGCGTCCCTGCCAGTTAAGTAACATCCTGTCACCTACTGATTAGCCCATGTCAACTAATCAACGTGGAATATAATACCCTCTATTAAATAAATAGCAACACATTAGAGCAATTTTATCTAACGCTCGACGAATGACTTGTGATAACGCCGACTCCAAGCGCGTAATCAAAGAACAATCGTTGATGCATCGCCAGCCTACCGTGCGTCTTCTCCCAATTATCGCGGTCACGCTCAATATCACGCTGGCATGACTGGCACAGAGGAATTGCGTAAATGTCATGCGCGCATAATCGACTATGACGAACGATATAAGGCGTAATGTGAGCGCCAGCTCCCGCCGCTCCACACCCACAACATGGACGTGAAGCAACAAAGTCCATGTACTCAGGTAATTTTAGCGATTGCAGTTTTGGTATTTTGAAATGCGCCATGCCAGGGTCGGAGTCAACATCCACAGGGCATACTTTTGCACGCATCGGCGCGGCGCGTTCTTCCATCATCTGAACATATGCTGTAGCGCGATCGTCATACGGGCGAATATCCGCCTCTTTCAGAGGCCCGCTATCCTGCGTTGCAGTCTTAATCTTATTTATTGATATACGGCAGACTTCTTCCGGCATCAGGTGCATCATGTCGCGCATGAAAGCCCACCAGCACAGTTCCTGAATACTTAAATCATGGCCATCTGAAAACCCCATTTCCTGACGGGCGACATCCAGTATCCAGTTAACGCGATTATTATGCAGCGTTTCTTTCAGCTCATTAAAACCACGCATCCGGTAATGGTTATCGTGATGCCAGCACAACAACACCGCGCTATTGTCTCGTTCAGCGTGGACAATATGGTTGTCACACCAACTACGATCTGCGGTCTGGCATTGCCCCTCTTTCCTGCGCAACCACGCCACCAGCGAGTCAATTCCACCAATACGGCGAAACAGTTCATCGCTGTTAAAAAACGGCTGCAACGCCTCATTTGTTGCCATGGTTTGCTCGGAAACAACGAGGCCGTCGTCCATGTGCTCGATCAACTCACGCGGCACCGGCTCCATAATAAATTTACGGCCAGCCTCCACCAGCTTTCTGACTTCCTGATCCACTTTGAATGTGGCGACGCCAAGCTCTTTTTGTACAAAGGGAGTAATTACGGCTTTCACATCACACCTTTCATCACTGATTGGGCTTTATCTGCTGCCCGGCATTCTCTGTTTAAGCACAACCATTTCCTGACGGCATAACACAGCAATAGCGGTCCTGGCACCAATTTGCTTACCAACCAGGTATTGCTTTACCTCGCGGCGACTCACGCCATCAAGAAGCATCTTTAACGCTTCACGGGACAACTTGTTGTATTTACGTGCCATTAATCTACTCCGCAGAACCATACAATCTACGTAACGTGTCGGCGACAGAAGATACAGATATCTCTCCGGTCGCAGCCTCTACGGTAAGGTCTGCCAGTTCAGGTGAATCAAATACCTGCACCCCATTACGGCGTAGAAATAGCAGCGCACTGTTTAGCGCGGTACGCTTATTGGCATCATTGAATATATGCCCTCTCGCTGTAGCCACCAGGTAGGTGGCAGAGACTTCGAAAAGGTCGGTGATCTCTTCGTAGGCAACTCTGGCCTGAACTCTCCCGATAATGGCCTCTGCCCTACCCGGATCTGACATTCCCGGCAGGCCGCCGTAGCGGCTTATATTCGCATCATGAAGCGCAATAAGTTCTTCCGGTGATATATGCCTCATTATCGGTTAACCAGTTCCTTGTTGGTGGAGTCCAGGGTGTCAAACAGGGATGCAAATTCAGCATCCAGCGCCGCTTTTTTGTAGGCTTCGAAAGTAGCCTTGCTGACAATTACTGCTGGCTCACGGCCTCTGCGGGTGATTTCAACCTCTTCCCCGGCCTCAACATTGTTGAGCACTTCAGAAAGATTGCCGCGCGCGGTACGGAAGTTAATGGATTGCATAAATACCTCGTGTACTCGTTATGTGTACACAATTATAAACTTCACAGGCATAAAGCACCAGCACTTTGCGGCTTAACAAAACTCCAGGCAGGTCATTCATAGCCTAATGTCTGAACTGTTAAAGCCACCAAGTTGTTGTAGAATCACATCCAATTACATAAGCCTGAAATAAGTGGATGAAAATGACAAGTATTCAACAACGTGCAGAGCTTCATCGTCAAATCTGGCAAATTGCTAACGATGTCAGGGGTTCGGTCGATGGATGGGATTTTAAGCAATACGTTCTGGGCGCACTTTTCTACCGTTTTATCAGCGAAAATTTTTCCAGCTATATTGAAGCCGGTGATGACAGTATCTGTTATGCGAAACTGGATGACAGCGTAATTACTGATGACATTAAAGACGATGCCATCAAAACCAAAGGCTACTTCATCTATCCAAGCCAGCTTTTCTGCAACGTAGCTGCGAAAGCAAATACCAATGACAGACTGAATGCAGATTTAAACAGTATCTTCGTTGCTATCGAAAGTTCTGCTTACGGTTATCCTTCAGAAGCTGACATCAAAGGTTTGTTTGCTGATTTCGATACCACCAGTAACCGCCTGGGTAACACCGTTAAAGATAAAAATGCCCGCCTGGCTGCGGTTCTGAAAGGGGTTGAAGGGTTAAAACTTGGTGACTTCAACGAACATCAGATTGACCTGTTCGGTGATGCCTATGAGTTCCTGATTTCTAACTATGCGGCAAATGCCGGTAAGTCAGGCGGTGAGTTCTTTACACCGCAGCACGTCTCTAAGCTGATTGCACAACTGGCTATGCACGGGCAGACCAGCGTTAACAAAATCTACGACCCGGCAGCGGGTTCCGGCTCACTGTTGTTGCAGGCGAAAAAACAGTTTGATAACCACATCATCGAAGAAGGCTTTTTCGGTCAGGAAATCAACCATACGACCTATAACCTGGCGCGTATGAACATGTTTTTGCACAATATCAACTACGACAAGTTTGATATCAAGCTGGGTAATACACTGACTGAGCCGCACTTCAGAGATGAAAAACCGTTTGACGCCATCGTATCTAACCCACCGTATTCGGTGAAATGGATTGGCAGCGATGACCCGACGCTGATTAACGATGAACGTTTTGCCCCGGCTGGCGTTCTGGCCCCCAAATCCAAAGCTGACTTTGCGTTTGTACTACATGCGCTGAACTATCTTTCGGCCAAAGGTCGTGCTGCGATTGTCTGCTTCCCGGGTATTTTTTACCGTGGCGGCGCAGAGCAGAAAATCCGTCAGTATCTGGTCGATAATAACTATGTCGAAACCATAATTTCACTGGCACCGAACCTGTTCTTTGGCACCACCATTGCAGTAAACATTCTGGTGCTGTCTAAGCATAAAACGGATACCAAAGTTCAGTTTATTGACGCCAGCGAACTGTTCAAAAAAGAGACTAACAACAATATCCTGACCGACGCCCATATCGAACAGATTATGCAGGTATTTGCCAGCAAGGAAGATGTTGCTCATCTGGCGAAATCTGTCGCGTTTGAAGCCGTTGTAGCGAATGACTATAACCTGTCGGTGAGCAGTTATGTGGAAGTGAAAGATAACCGCGAAATTATCGATATTGCTGAGCTGAATGCGGAACTGAAAACCACGGTCAGCAAAATCGACCAGTTGCGTAAAGATATTGATGCGATTGTAGCTGAAATTGAAGGCTGCGAGGTGCAGAAATGAGCGAGTTAAGTTATCTGGAAAAATTGCTGGATGGGATTGAGGTTGAGTGGAAAACACTAGGCAGTATAGCTGAACTAAAGCGAGGCACATCAATTACAAAAAAAGATGTTATTGATGGAACCATCCCCGTAGTCGCTGGCGGACGTACACCAGCTTATTATCATAATACTAGTAATCGCGACGGACAAACAATTGTTATCGCAGGTTCTGGTGCGTATGCGGGATTCGTTAGTTGGTGGGAGGAACCAATTTTCGTATCGGATGCATTTACTGTAAAACCTCATAATATTTTGTTACCACGATATTGCTATCATTTTTTGATGAATATGCAACAACAACTCCATGAGTTTAAGAGTGGTGGTGGTGTTCCGCATGTTTATCCACGTGATGTATCACCTATTTTGATACCAATCCCCTGCCCGGATACCCCAGAAAAATCCCTTGCCATCCAGTCTGAAATCGTGCGGATTCTGGATAAATTTACTGCACTTACCGCTGAGCTTACCGCTGAGCTTAACATGCGTAAAAAACAGTACAACTACTATCGTGACCAGTTGTTGAGTTTTAAAGAGGGTGAGGTTGAGTGGAAGACTTTGGGGGAAATTGGAGATTTTACATATGGATATGCAGCCAAAGCCATGGATTCAGGAGATGCCCGTTTCGTGAGAATTACTGACATAAATAAAGACGGGAAGCTATCGAAAGAAAACCCAATGTACGTTGAATTAAATGAGGAAAATGAGAAATATACCTTAGACAAAAATGATTTACTCATGGCAAGAACTGGGGCAACCTTTGGTAAAACAATGATTTTTGAAGAAGATTATCCAGCAGTATACGCTGGTTTTTTAATAAAGTTGAACCTAAATAAAACGATTATTAATGCCAAATATTACTGGCACTTTGCACAAAGTGATTTTTTTTGGGAACAGGCTAATAAATTAGTATCTGGTGGTGGGCAACCACAGTTTAATGCTAATGCACTGAAACAAGTCAGAGTACCTATTCCATACCCATCTCACCCTCAAAAATCTTTAGACGAACAGGGGCGTATTGTGGATATTCTGGATAAGTTTGATGCAATCGCAGCTTCCATCACCGAAGGTCTCCCGCGTGAAATCGAGTTGCGCCAGAAACAATACGAGTACTATCGTGATTTACTGTTCAGTTTCCCAAAACCTGAAACTGTCAGTAATTAATTGACCGTTGCTACCGACCGGGCCACCTTAACATCCGGTCTGTATATAGACTATTTTTTACGCGCCGGAAGTCACTCTTAACGCCCTTCCGGCCCTTGCCAGACGGCACAAAGGATGCGCTATGACTCATCAGACACACACCATTGCTGAATCCAATAACTTTATCGTCCTTGATAAGTACATCAAAGCTGAGCAAACAGGCGACAGCTATCAGAGCGAATCGGACCTGGAACGTGAACTAATTCAGGACCTGCGGAATCAGGGCTATGAATTTATACCCGTAAAATCACAGTCAGCGATGCTGGCCAACGTTCGGGAACAGCTTCAGAACCTCAATGGTGTGGTGTTTAATGACAGCGAGTGGCGGCGTTTCACGGAGCAATATCTGGACAACCCGAGTGATGGTATTCTGGATAAAACCCGTAAAATCCATATCGACTATATCTGCGACTTTATTTTTGACGACGGGCGTCTTGAGAACATCTATCTGATCGATAAAAAGAATCTCATGCGCAACAAAGTGCAGATTATCCAGCAGTTTGAACAGGCAGGTTCTCACGCTAACCGTTATGACGTAACTATCCTGGTTAATGGCTTGCCTCTGGTACAAATCGAACTGAAAAAGCGCGGCGTGGCGATTCGTGAGGCTTTCAACCAGATACATCGTTACAGTAAAGAGAGTTTTAACAGCGAAAATTCCCTGTTTAAATATCTGCAACTGTTTGTCATTTCTAATGGCACCGATACCCGTTACTTTGCCAACACCACAAAGCGCGATAAAAATAGTTTTGACTTCACCATGAACTGGGCGAAATCAGACAACACGCTGATTAAAGACCTCAACGACTTTACCGCTACCTTTTTCCAGAAACATACTCTGCTGAATGTTCTGGTGAACTACAGCGTGTTTGACAGTAGTCAGACGCTACTGGTGATGCGACCGTACCAGATTGCAGCTACCGAACGAATCTTATGGAAAATCAACAGCTCCTATAAAGCGAAAAACTGGTCTAACCCCGAAAGCGGTGGCTTTATCTGGCACACCACTGGTTCCGGTAAAACACTGACCAGCTTTAAAGCCGCGCGTCTGGCAACTGAACTGGACTTTATTGATAAAGTCTTCTTCGTGGTCGACAGGAAAGACCTCGATTACCAGACGATGAAGGAATATCAGCGTTTTTCGCCAGATAGTGTTAACGGCTCGGAAAATACAGCAGGTCTTAAACGAAATCTGGATAAGGACGATAACAAAATTATCGTCACCACTATTCAGAAACTTAATAACCTGATGAAAGCAGAAAGCGACCTGCCTGTATACAATCAGCAAGTGGTGTTTATATTTGATGAATGCCACCGCAGCCAGTTTGGAGAAGCGCAGAAAAACCTGAAGAAGAAATTCAAACGCTATTATCAGTTTGGTTTTACCGGCACACCTATTTTCCCGGAAAACGCTTTAGGCTCAGAAACAACCGCCAGCGTATTTGGTCGTGAATTGCATTCGTATGTAATTACCGATGCGATTCGTGACGAAAAAGTGCTCAAATTCAAGGTGGACTACAACGATGTGCGGCCACAGTTTAAGTCTTTAGAGACAGAAACTGACGAGAAAAAACTGAGTGCGGCTGAAAATCAGCAGGCGTTTCTTCATCCCATGCGTATTCAGGAAATCACGCAATATATCCTGAACAACTTCCGCCAGAAAACCCACCGTACTTTCCCTGGTTCCAAAGGTTTTAATGCCATGCTGGCAGTAAGCAGCGTGGATGCTGCAAAAGCCTATTATGCGACGTTTAAACGGTTACAAGAGGAAGCCGCTAATAAATCGGCTACCTATAAACCGCTGCGTATTGCGACAATCTTCTCCTTTGCCGCCAATGAAGAACAAAATGCCATTGGTGAAATTTCCGATGAAACTTTTGATACCAGCGCAATGGACAGCAGTGCTAAAGAGTTTCTGGACGCTGCAATTCGTGAATATAACAGCCATTTTAAAACTAACTTTAGCACCGACAGTAACGGTTTTCAGAACTACTATCGTGATTTAGCCCAGCGGGTTAAAAATCAGGATATCGATCTGCTAATTGTCGTGGGGATGTTCTTAACCGGCTTCGATGCTCCAACATTGAACACGCTATTCGTCGATAAAAACTTACGTTATCACGGCCTGATGCAGGCATTTTCCCGCACTAACCGCATTTATGACGCCACTAAAACCTTCGGTAATATCGTCACTTTCCGGGATCTGGAACGCTCAACTATTGATGCCATAACGCTGTTTGGTGACAAAAACACCAAAAATGTGGTGTTAGAAAAGAGTTATACAGAGTATATGGAAGGCTTTACTGATGCTGCTACAGGTGAAGCTAAACGCGGCTTCATGACAGTAGTTTCAGAACTGGAACAACGGTTCCCTGACCCTACCAGTATTGAAAGTGAAAAAGAGAAGAAAGACTTCGTTAAACTGTTTGGCGAATACCTGCGTGCCGAGAACATCCTGCAAAACTATGATGAATTTGCCACGCTAAAAGCCCTGCAACAAATCGATCTTAGCGATCCTGTTGCGGTAGAAAAATTCAAAGCAGAACATTATGTGGATGATGAAAAGTTCGCTGAATTGCAAACAATTCGTCTCCCTGCTGATCGCAAGATTCAGGATTATCGTTCTGCCTATAACGATATTCGCGACTGGCAGCGCCGTGAGAAAGAAGCTGAGAAAAAAGAGAAATCAACCACTGACTGGGATGACGTAGTTTTTGAGGTCGATTTGCTGAAGTCTCAGGAAATAAACCTGGATTATATCCTTGGACTGATTTTCGAACACAACAGACAAAATAAAGGCAAGGGCGAAATGATCGAAGAGGTCAAACGCTTAATTCGTTCAAGTCTAGGGAACCGTGCTAAAGAGGGCCTGGTGGTCGATTTTATTCAGCAAACGAACCTGGATGATTTACCGGACAAAGCCAGCATCATTGACGCATTCTTTACGTTTGCTCAACGCGAACAGAAACGTGAAGCAGAAGCATTGATAAAAGAAGAAAATCTCAATGAAGAGGCGGCGAAACGCTATATTCGCACATCTTTAAAACGCGAATACGCCACCGAAAATGGTACAGGATTAAATGATACATTACCAAAACTTAGTCCGTTAAATCCGCAATATAAAACGAAAAAACAGACGGTTTTCCAGAAAATCGTCTCGTTTATTGAGAAGTTTAAAGGCGTAGGCGGAAAAATATAGCCCAATTCGTGTTTTTCTTGCGGGTTCTTAATTAAACCCGCAAGAGCTCGTGGGGTTCCAAATGGCTAATATACTCCCCTTACCCATGCGCGACGATGCCGCCAAAAGTGATAGAGAACAGCCAGAAATAGATCGCGGCCATAATGATTTTGAATGCCGTGTTCATATTTTCAGCTCCTGTGATTGATTGGATACATGCCGCGTCTTGCGGCATGTTTTTATTTTCACTTTCTCTGTTTTAAAAATCAAGATTTATTAGGGCAATTATTGTTGATGGAGAAGCGCATTTTCATACTCCCTGACCATTAACGTAAGTACGCCGTGTCTCCTGAAAACACGCGCCACTTCAATCTTATCTTCCAGCGCGAACGCAATTTTACTTAGACCAATTTTCTTAAGGAGATCAATCTTTGCTGGGCCGTCATTTCTGTCATCGGTGGCAGGACGCATAGATAGCAAAGGCTCAGCCCCATTTGTTACGTGCTTACGCAACCAAGCTCGTGTTTTATCCCTGGCTATCTCACAGCGCCCGGTTACAAACCAGAGCGTGTAAATGCCGGACAACTGGCGCACCATATCAATAACTGGAGTGATGGGAGCATCAGTGTCACAGGCAAGGTTAAACTCGTTCCAGTGCTCTGTTAATGCACCTTTGCCAGGTGGTGGAAGTAAATGCAGCCTGTCTTCCGTTGCCTCTGATATCGTTCCATCAATATCTACTATGACGATGTACGGACGTTCCTGGTGTGCGTGTTTATTGAAAATACTCAAATGCCCTCCTCATTGGACGAAAAAAATGCTGGTGGGCGCACTCCACCAGCATTAAAAGTGACACTGTAACTGTCAGCGAACATAAATAGTGCCGCCGTTCTCTTTTTCCCATGCATCGCTACGTGCATAGCAAACATCGAGAAGTCTTCTTGCCGCTGTTTCCTCTAAACCCAATTCGACAACCAACTGCTCATGACGGCGGGTAACCACATCAAACAGGGTATGCAGCCCTTTAGCTGCCAGATCATCAATAAATTCCGGTTCGAACGGCAGCTCTGCCTCTGCCAACATAACCTCTTGCGCCCACTCAACTCGACGGACCAGTTCCGGGCGGCGGCTTTCCATCTCTTTACAGATCAATTCATGGAAGAACTCTACCCAACCTTCCGGCTGGAACTCGCGGAAAATGGCCAACGGCTGGAAGTTTGGCATCAACCATTCGTTGATCCGGATATCAATGGCATAGCCCATGTCGCAGCAGAACTGATAAGCAAAGTCCAGCTTAGAAACGATATAAGGACGCTCGTTATTGAACTCTTTAGGCGATGAGATCCCATAAGCCAGGAGGCGCGGGAAGAAGGAGATTTGCCCTAACGTCGGATGAAGTTTGCTTGCAGGGAAACGGCGCTCAGTAATGCCATACATTTCCTTCTTGAGCGTCGCAAATTTGGCATTCTCATTAACCAGCGCGGTAACCTCTGCTTTTTTATTAGCAAATGCCACGCGCGCCTCGCTTGCATCTTTAATAGTTTTTTTGAGCTGTTGGTTAAGGTCGGCGACCTGCTTACGCAGTTCCTGTCGCTCGCTTTTAGCTTTGTTATAGCGTTTCTCAAGGTTAAAAGGATCAAGTTTCATGATCTCTTTATATTGAGATTTTAGCGTTGAAATCTGTGAGTTCCGCAGTTCAACCATCGCGGTCATTTCATTGAGTTTTGTTTCCAGCTCAATGCTTATACGTTCGGCATTATCAGCACGCTGGTTGGCGTCATGCGTCGCATCGTCGATCGCGTCCTGTTGCTGGCGTTTCAAATGTTCAATTTCCAGCTGAAGCTCTTCAATTTCTTTACCCTTCAGACCGAGATCCAACTGCATATTTTCAGCTGCATCTACCAGGGAGTTATGGCTATCAGCTTCTGCGTTATAAACATCAATAAGCTGTGCGTGAAGCATCTCCGCTGACTGAACCGCATTATCAAAAAAACGTGCTGTGAGGTCATCACAACTAACGCGGCGTTGCGCGGCCCGGATGTTCTGGATAATGGCCGGGATACCGGCATTCAGGACATCAGGGATACATACATTTTCGATTGATTGGTTTTGTGCTGAAGTGCTCATTTCAAAGTTCCGTATTAGCTTGTGCTTCGGTCATTTTTCCTAAGTATGAAGGAGGAAGGACTACGCAATTTGTATCCAGTCCCTCACCTATGGCAGCCTGTAAAATTCTGGCTAAGGTGAGTCTCTTGTTGCGATACCTGGTGATGACATGCCTGATACCGCCGGTCGGCGTAACAAAGGCGATCAGCCAGTAGTGATATTTCCGTCGGAATGGCCACATAGTGCACCTTGTAGATTGCTCTAATAAAAAACGTGATGAGTGTACATCACGCTTTAAAAATATGGAATTATTAGAGCAATATTATTCTGATTCTCGCTCAAAAAATGAGCTGATAAGGGGAAGCCAATCCTCTGACACTTCGCGAGGTCGCGGTTTGCCGTGGAAAAAGATTATTCGGCAGTCTTTTGGTAATGCCCCATTCCCCCTGGAGTAACGCGCGCTCGCATATTTTGAACCAGGTTCCACAACATCGGCCTTGTAACTTACAAACCATCCTGGATACAGATCCTGAAATGCTGGTGTATCATCGCCCATAACCTTTCGTAAGAACCCCTGGTCACCCCAACACTCAGTAGTGACACAACGAGAAATCCAACCTTCCGGATCTTGCCAGAATGAACTCCAGATATGCGCTTTAACACTATTTGGTATCCACAGGGCACCGCTGCCACGATATTGTGGATGGTAAAAATCCCTAAGCATGGTGAAGCTGGTTGGTGGATGCTCTAGGATTGGGCGTATATCACCGGCAATAACCGTGTCCAAATCCAGATAGAACAGATCATCGGTTATATCCGGTCGGAACAACTCGATTTTCGCCCACCAGCCACGGCACTTTTGCCACTGGTTGATCAATGGGACAACTTTGACGCCAGGTACATGTAAACGCTTCAGGTCTGTCAGGCAAATAATTTCATAGCCTTTTGGCAGTTGATTAACCAGCCACTGCACATCGGAAGCGTTATAGTCACCACCAGAGCGAAAAACTAAAGCAATCTTCATTCTGCACCATCACCTTTCACTTTCATCAATGTCAGGTTTCCGCAAAATACGGCACCAGTGTCGATATACTGCTGATTCCAGAATGTCTTCGGGCTTTTCACCGGAGTGTGACCAAAGATAAAACGATCTGCGCCCGAAATTTCGCCACCAATATCATCCATCGAATCACTGATACGCTCGCGCGCCCAGACAACGTTGAAAAGCGGCACCTCCTTACCGAATTGGTATTCATTATCCGGATAGTCGGCATGGGCTATAACGATAGTTTCTTGCCCGGTGTTCAACTCAATGATATAGGGCAGACGCTTTACCAGCTCCACCAGCGCCCAGGCTAATATTTCCTGATCAGTGTCCAGCATGAAGAACCATTGTCCGCCATTCATTAGCCAGTTATTCACGTTGCCATCTGGACTTAACGCATCAATCATCAGCCGCTCATGGTTCCCCATCACTGCCCTGAACCAGGGCATCTGCAATAGTTCCAGACATTCGACATTTTCAGTACCGCGATCGATAAGGTCGCCGACCGATATCAGTAAATCCTGCGCCGGGTCAAAATCCACACGATGGAGTTCGGACATCAGTCTGGTGTAGCAACCATGCAGATCACCAACAACCCAGACATTCCTGTATTTGGTACCGTCGATACGGTGATAAATTGTGGGTGCCATCATGTATTCTTCAGCCATTCTTTAAGAGTCATCTGCGGAATACCTCCCATTTTCCCGCATGAAACAACGTCAATCCGTTCACGCGCAGACTGGAATAACAAAGGCAGGTGACTTAGATTTTTTGGCGTGCCGCCGGAGTGAACGCGTGGTTCTTGTGTAGCGTCAACGCCCACCAGGGCGACATGTTTGAATCCGATATGGAAAGCCAGGTTCAGAGCACCATATGCACTATTGCCGCTGGCAATTTCATTCTCATCTTCGCAAAGTCCGAAATGAGCGGACCAGCGCCACGCCCACCACTCGGGAGAATTCGTATTTTTTGGCTCCATGCCGCGTTCAGCCACACGACGGAAGCACAGAACGCCATCTCTGACTTCACGTTCTTTAACATCGGGTAGTGCCATGCAATAACAAACACCACGGCGACGGCGGCCACGACCAACGCGCCGCATATTGTCTGGGGATGGATCAAGGGTGAAAAAATAAGAAGCGCGGTTAAGCCAGTCGATGGCCCCATTGACCGCTATAATCGGCACTCCGCGCGGCGCAACAAAGTTTGCGGCGCTTGGGCCACTGCCGACGATAATAACGCGATCACTGCCTCTAAATTTATTCTTGGGAAACATTGAATTGCACTGCTCCTACTTGCATTCAAAATATGTAAATCTGCGTGTTTTTTGCGGGTATCCAGGAACTGCTGTTGCCATTTTGAAATAGACACCTGCGTTGGATTCCGTAGTGCTTGAGGGTGCGCGCCATGCCAATGAAGGCCGTTTTGCAGAGAACAGTCATAGCCGACTAATACCACTACTTCAGCCCCTGATTCAGCAGCCAGACTGATAGCCTGCGCGCCGCTATTTACCCCTTCCGCCGGTCCACAATATCGCCTGTACTCCAACGAAAATGATTTCGCCGCCGCCAGGTTGGCTGTCACTTTGCGGAATCTCCCTCCCGGTATGGTGGATCCGTATTGCTTCCACCATGACAAATCACCGGCGTATAAGGCATAAATGTCATCGAACATCTGCCAGGAATTGTTAACCGCGATGATTGAACAGCCAGTTTTTTCTATAGCAGCACAGTCCTCACGAGTGAGTGACGGACCGCTACCGACACAAAAAACAGTCCTAGTCGCCCTGGGTGGTATGTTCATTCTCAGCTGCAAATTCAGCCTCCAGGCGAGCATTCATTTCAGCGATTACCGGGTCCACTACAGCATCTGTTTCCTGTTCATTACGCGGCATGATCGATGCCAGCGATTCATAATTAGCCTTGGATGACACGATTATTCTCCCGATGTTAATGTGCGCTATATCAAATGGCGCATATGCACTAATTAATTTATTATTTTAAGCAGCATACAACCACTTGTCGCCGTTCAATACATGCTCAATAGCCTCACCCTTTTTAAGGCTTATGTATTCCAGGATGGCGGTTATCGCTTGTTCTGCACCATACGCAAGAACGACGTAGTAACCTTCCTCTCTAAGCCTGCGCATCCAGGCGATCTGCTCTTTCGTCGGGGCTTTACCATTTGGTTCTTTAAGCTCAATTCGCATGCCGTGATAAATACCGCATGCTTTATCGAGACTCATGTCCGGATAACCTTTTTTCTGTCCTTCAGCCTTCATTTTCCCGGCGGTTGCTTTTGAACGTTTCCCTCCGTTAGGCGTTGCATGCAACAGCTCATAGATGTCAGGGTGCTTGCGTTCGAAGTAATCAAAAA